CAAGATGTGGGATGAACATAAAATCAAGATGGTGGACAAGAAATATAATCTGAAGTAATAACAATAATGAGTGAGTTTATGCTTAATGATCAAGCTGCCATTGATGACATCAACCCATTTGTCCAACACGATTTCTCCCTTCCAGGGGGTGTGAGACAGACGGGTAATTTTGAAGATTTTCAAGAAGTTCCTAAAAGTGGGGGTATCCCACCCACCGGTAAAAGTGTTTTTTGTACCGTTGGATTGTGCAAACCTGAGAAACAGCCTTGCCGTATAAACAGGAATGTTCAACCCCGCCGTAATATCGATTATGGTCTAGGATGTGGTAGGGAGAGGGAGCCAGTTGTTGTTGGTGTTGAGCGTAAAAATACGACAACCCAATTAATTGTCATTTCTATTCTTATTGCTCTAATTCTATTAATTTTAGTACGTTGAAGAAATACTTGAGACGAGACTTCTTTTTACATTCTTGAATTGAATCTATTATTGATTTCTTACAAAACTTCTTAATAAACTCCACTTGCCAAGCACTCTCCATATTAATGCGGGGTGGTTGGAATGTTGGATCTAGAATCTTAACTGCGTGGGCTACACGCACATACTTACGAATATCCTGGTCGTAAGTTAAGAAACTTTCGAGTGAAAGTTCAGCCATACGCTGTCTCACCTCTAGGGTCTTCTTAACCATTGTATCAAGAAACTTCTCGTAAACAATTGAATGATTACCAGACTCTAAGGATACCCAATCAGCAAAAGGCTCTGTATTGAGGTAATCTGTGAAGGTCGAGTATCCCTTGTTCCTTGTGTACCGGTCATAGACAATCTCAACATAGGAGAGGTCAGACTCTACATCAAAAACATGCTTTGCAGATTTAAGGAAAGAGGTCATGTACTTAAATGGAGAGTCTCATCTTTAACCAAAAAAAAATACCAGAGTATAGTAATAAAAACAAAGATGTCTGCCATGCCTATGTTAGCCGGTGTCGGCCTTATGATGGTATGTTGTTCATCCGCCAGTGTAGCAGCAATGATGATGGGTGGAGGTGAGGAAACCCCAGCTACGGCTGCAGGAGCTGGAGCCACAACCCCAGTAGTACCCACCGTCCCAAGTGGTCAATATGTTCAAGTAGAACACACCATCGCGTACGATGCCGGTGGTTATGATGAATGTGAAAAGTCAAGAATAATCAATCTACAGGAAATAGAGGTGTATGATAAAAGTGGAACAAAGATTTCACTGAATGTGGGTGTATCAAGTGGTAAAGGCTTTCATGGAGTTGATCCAGTTGGGGCTAAATTCGTAGATGGAATTGTTGGTAATGCTGAGAACTTTGGTCACACCATATGTGACTTGGATCAGGGACACATGGATTTTGTGAAACTCGACTTGGGGTCCAGTAAAGAAATTGGTAAAGTTATACTTTATAATAGAGGTGATGGCGATGGTCGTATCAATGGAACTAAAGTTAAGATACTTGGAACCGATGGAACTACAGTGGTGAAACAAACGCCAGCCATAAGTGGTGCAAAATACAAACATGTTTATGATTTTTCAGCAACAACCCCTTCGTGGCAAATAACCCCGATGTCGTAAGCCGTACTTAGAAAACCTAAGTGAACCTCACATAATATAAAAAGTATGTCCAAAAATGTATTCAACTATTGCAAATAATAGCTTTTCGTATCTCCTCACGCTCGATGAGATACGAAAAGAACTACCGGATGAGACCAGACCCTCATGGATAAAGATTACGACAATCACTATGGTGTCGAGCTTTATGCAACAGATTGATATAAAGCGACTCCGAGGTTTATTCGAAGAAATTGGTTCCTATAAGATGCGACGTGTGGGTACCAAAACAGATGGTTTTGAGTGGAAATTGAAACCGACGACTTTCTACAACCAGGTGACCCTAACATACCACGACACCTACAGTACTAAGTCTGTCAAGGTATTCCCCAACGGTTCGATCCAAGTGGCGGGTTGTTGTGATCTCTTCGATTGCAAACGCATCATCACCCAACTCATTCACATTTTCAAAACCTTTTTGGATTTGAAAATTGAAGTACCGGTGGATTCATTCCGTGTTGTTATGATTAACTCCAACTTCAGTCTCAACTACAATATCAACCTCATGAAGGTTGCCGACTGGTTTGAAGAATATGATGACATTTTTAAGGTTTCTTTTGAACCAGATAGGTATTCTGCAGTGAAGATCAAGTTCAAGCCTTCAGAGGATATGAAGGAGATTACTACCAGTATTTTCAGTACTGGTAAAATTATCATCACAGGGGCGGAGACCCTCAAGGAGATTGCATTTGCCTACAACATCATCAACAACCACATAAACGAAAATCCCCAGATTCGAGTGTCACGCACAGAAGAAACTGATGTATTTGATATTTATTTGGGATATAGATGTGATCCTTTTGTCAAACTTCTTAAGGAAAAAGGGTTCAATTCTTGGATGAGAACAATTACCAACAGGCAAATAAAATTCTAAGTGTATATTAACAATATGTCGCAGCGACTTGGTATGGCCGATGGTCGGTGCTTCACCGTAAACTCTTCAGCTCAGCTCTTTAACAACTATGTTATGAAGCAAAATGGTATTTCTTTCGAGGACAACTACTCTTACCGTAAGCTCCTCCAATCTCAGGGTCCTCAGCTCCTCACCAAGGTGCAGGAGAATGTACAAGGTAAGGGACCATGCATTAAGTGTGACAATCCTCTCGTGGATACCTCCAAGATCTACTAACTGAGAAAAATCCCCAAAAAAACTTTAAAACCTTCCTATAGAATGTCAACATGTTCCATATGTCTGAATGAAGTCCGGTGTACGAGGACAAATCCTCCAGCCCGGTGCGGACATATGTTTCATTCCCACTGTCTACAGGAATGGAAGAACACAGGTAGGAATACATGCCCGATTTGTCGAAAAGTGATAGATGGTACACAATTTAAAATTACAGTCACTATACAAAACAATTACACAGCAACGGCGAATTCTGTGTCCTTGAATCAGGGGTCTATATTTCAGGTTTTAGATCTATTTGACATTAATTTTGATGTGGATGAAGTACCAGACCTTGATAGTATCTTAGCGGACCTTGGGGTGAGTCCTACCGACTTTGATCCCAGTGTCCTTGACACAGAATGAACTACAATATTTCTCGTAGTTTAGACCTGGATAGTCCCTAGAAGCCTTACGGGGGTCAGTGATGGCCTTACCTTTAGCATCAGTCAGAAGCGGACCAGTAGCCCAACCACGCTTGTGACTGAATACATTGGCTTTAAAAATTACACGTTTACCAACCTTAAACTGACCACCTTTCTTTACCCGTGATTCAGGTACTTTAAAGAATTTGGCTACAGCTTTGATAGTATCCCCAGGTTTGATTTTGTATTCAACTATCCCATGTTGCTTGTAAAAGTGGAAATCCCCTTGTCGGATATAGTTCATAGGTCTTCCAGGCGAAACAAACATCATTACTTTGAAATAGCCTTTTTTGCATTTTTCATTGGCACCCGCCTTGTACACACTCTTAGGATTGTCAGAAATGACGCGCTTAGGAAGTCCAGTACAGTGGGTATAGGTATGGTGTCCATTTGAAAGACCAGAACGATCACCTGGTATAGACTTTTGCCACCTATATGCTTCGTAGTCCCCAACGGCATAGGCATAACAATTATTGTTTCCAATACCCTTTGGTGTCGACCACCGCCTGTTTGTATACCTACTTTCCGAGCCACTCAGGGGGAGAGCCCTCATTTGTAGTTTACCTAGAAAAAAATATCCACATGTAATAAATGATTCAAGAGGTTGCCAAAGCCAAGTCCAGGTCCGAAATTATCACCGAGGTTCTCACCTTTTTACTTGTTGTGCTCATCAGCACATTCCTTCTCCGTGTCGTATGGAACCGCTCCCTCGTGAAGCACATCTCCATCCTCAAGCCCATTAGCAACTTGACCGATGCGTTCATCCTTTCTCTCGCCCTTCAGATTGTGCGTGGTATCTAAATAGATTCCATATTTCATTATTGATAAGTTGATACA